TCAAGGTATTCGAGCCGCAATTGCTTAGATATGCCGGTGTGGATTACGATTACTGGAGCCTGATGCATGATCAGGTCATCCGCACGTTGGGCCTGGGATGGGTCGGACGCAAAGGCGAAAAAGCGGCCAGGCGGATGCTATGCCATGAGTTTGCTCAGAAGGCCTGGGACGGCTATTATCCTGGGATTTTCCCAAAGTGGTGGGAGGGGGATGTATCAAATATTTATCACAGCGATATGTTTAGGCATAGGGAATTATAACGGTCGAGTGTAGCACAAGTAAGGGATTGCGGAGTGCAAAACTGTCAAGCTACACCGACCAAAAAGCGGGCTGCAACGCTTCAAATTTGCAGTAAAACCCCTTATTGGTGCTACACTTTGTTAGTGGCTGCCATTTTTTTAGTAATATTAAGAATTTAAAATATGAGAGAATTACAATTTAGAGCATGGGATAGGTCGCAAAAATATATGGCTTATCAAGGTCATCCTGATTTAGAAACATTATCATCATTTATGTTCCATTTTGGCGAAGATATAGTAATGCAAGCTATTGGAATACAGGATAAAGACACTGATGAAGTGTATGAAGGCGATATTTTAAAGGATACTGAATTTGATGAAGAGGGGAACGATATTTCGGGATACTATCCAGTTGTTTACGACCCTAAAACATGTCAATTTTGCGTGGATAATTCATTTAAAAAAGACGGTAGCCATTTGGTCAATATCATTGAATATTTTGGAATTGACAATATAGAAGTAGTAGGCAATATTTATGAAACTCCCGAACTGTTACCAGTTGGTAGTATTTATGGTTGCCACTAACGGAATACGGCTAAACTGCGTTGCCGTGTAAAATGCAGGAAACTTTCAAAATAGTAAAATGATGAAACTTAAACCTACCTACTACCGCACCTCTGAAGGATGGGGGTTCGCCCTGGTCAACGGCAAAACCAGAACCGTATCGGAAGGATACCGGACCCGGGCGCAAGCGGTCGACGCCGTAAAGGACATAAAGCAAGGGATCAGAAACAACCAAAATAAAACTTGACAAACGGTAAAAAGTAACTTAACTTTGCGGACATGAAAGAAAAAAAACAATTCGGAAGGCCACGCATAGAAGTCGACAAAGACCTACTCATTGAGTTGATGAACATCCAATGCACCGGCGAGGAGATTGCCGGTGTTTTACGTATATCGGTTGACACCCTTGAACGCCGCTGTAAAGAGATATTTGGCCAAACATTTGCGGATGTTAATAAAATATACAGGCAGGAAACCCGCAAATCACTAAGGCGCAAACAGATCGAGGTCGCTCTCAATGGAAATATTGCTATGCTGATATGGCTCGGGAAACAGTATCTGGGACAAACCGATAAAGCGGAAACAGACATAGGTTTCACCGATCACCGCAACGTACTGAAGCGCATGTTTGAAGATGAGCCGGAATCCAAATCTTGACTTCTTACACAATGCCTTTGTCGAAGGCGCGGCGGGTGCTATCCTGGAAGGGTCAAGTCGTTCTGGAAAAACCTGGAGTTCAATTGACTTTATAATCTGGATAGCGGCGCAATTCCCAAAGAGTGAGATAATAATAGTCAGGGAAACGTACAACTCATTTAAAACGACGCTTTACAATGACTTTAACCGCCGGTTGCCTATGGCTGGGTTTATTTCGCCTTTCGAGGTCATCCGAGATGTGTCGATGTTTTGGCTATTTGACTGCAAAATATCCTTACTTGGAGCCGATAAGGTCGAGAAGTTCCACGGGGCCGGGTCGGACTTCTTTTTTATCAATGAAGCTATTGACGTTCCACAGGCTATTTTCGATCAGCTCGAACAACGTAACCGCCGGTTCTGGTGGATGGACTATAACCCGAAAGTATCCGACCACTGGATTTATAACCGGGTTGCCAAACGCCCGGACGTGATGGTTTTCCGGTCTACATTCCTGCAAAATCCATACATTACCAAGCAGGAAAGGGAAAAGGTACTAAGCTATGACCCAGGCAACCCTGCCAACGTTGCGGCGGGTACGGCTGACGACTATATGTGGAAAGTTTACGGGCTTGGCGAACGGGCTTCGCACCAGGGCCTTGTTTATCCTAATGTGAGTTGGATAAGTGCCTTACCTTTAGAATGTGATAAGGAAAGTTACGGCCTTGACCTGGGATATACCAATAGCCCGGCGGCATTGTGCCACGTGAAAGTAACCGGGAATAACCTATTTGCCGAAAAGCTATTATACCATCCATTTCAGAGTGCGGCGGATATGGCTCCATACCTGCGAAAAGCTATCCCGGATAACAAACATTTTTGGGTTGACAGCGCTGATCCTTTGTTCATTGCAGACCTTCGCCGCTTAGGGTTCAACGCCTTGGCAGTCAAAAAGCCTTCAGGGTATAAGGTAAACGCCATCGGGAACATAAAGCGGTTTAAGCTTCATTTTGTCGATGATCAGGATGTAAGGACAGAGCAATCCAATTACCGTTATCGGACAATCAACGGCATATCACTTGACGAGCCGGTCGATGACCATGATCATTTTTTCGACGCGTTGATGTACGCTACCATGCACGAGATCAGGGGTATATTGTAATATTTATTAAGACTGGTTAAAAATAATTTACCAAAACACTTGACAAATCTAAATCAGTAGCTTATATTTGCCGGAAATTTTACCTCATTGAGTAAAATAAGCCAAAGGTTCAAAACCGCCATAGGTGGTTTCCTTCGATGGACTACGAACGTAAAGCCGGAAAAGATGGGCAGTTCGTGGTTCATGCCGATAACGGGTGAAACAAGCACCTTCAAAAGTATCGAAAACCTTAAAGCCTACCTCGAAATCCCTGAACTGTCTACTATTGTCAACCTTAAAGCGAAGGCGCACGGCAATATACGATTGTCTGTTTTGAACCGGGAAACCATGCAGCCGGCTAAAAACTATCAGAACAATATCAAAATCATTCGTGATCCGAACTGGTTTCAAACGTTCTCGGAGTTATGGAGGCAGTCTTCCATTTTCAGAGAGATTGACGGGAATGAGTATTTCTACCTGGATTATCCCTATGGCTTTTCTCCATTGTCGAGCAAGGCCCTTTACACCTTACCTGGATGGATGATGAAATGCCATACACCGGATAAGCGGCCCTTCTTCATGCAGTCAGCCCCGAATATTATATACGAGTTCAAATGGGGACGAGATAAATATGTGTTACCAAAAGAGAACATTATCCATTTGAATGATAATCGTATTGAGATTGAAACGAACAATTGGGTAACGGGCCAGAGTTGGATGACATTCAACGCCGCGCCGATCAATAACATCCGTGAGGCATACCAGGCACGCGGGTTTATGATTGAAAACCGGGGCGCAATGGGTATCCTGGCAAACGTCGGCAAAGACGTTGCCGGGGTTGCACCTTTGGGTGAAGATGAAAAAAGAGATTTGAGGGAACAACTGGCACAATATGGCAGGCGAAGGAAAGAAGTTCCCTGGATAATCACCGGCCTACCTTTGGAGTGGAAACAGATCAGCATTGACAATCCTGCAAACCTGGGACTATTCGAGGAGGTGAAAGAAGACCGGATAACCTTGTGTCATGCCGCCGGGGTGCCTCCGGAACTGTTGCCCGGTGAAAATGGTGCCACGTATGAAAATCAGAAATGGGCTGAAAGGCGTTTGTACGAAAATACGATTATCCCTGAAGACCTGGAAAGGATTGAAGCGTTGAATAGCGCACTGGATACAGCTTCGCGGGGGTGGATTATCGTAGGGAGTTATGAGCATTTGAACGTATTTCAGGAAAACAGAAAGGAAAGAGGGGACGCAATCGCGCGGCTGATGAACGGGTTGAAGATAGCCCTTGACAGCGGGGCCATATCTGCGATTGAGATACAGCAAGAACTTGCGAAATTTGGCATAGTAGCACCGACAAAATGAACGAAATGGCTAAAATAGCGAAGGCAGAAGAAGTAGAAAAGTTGCGGCAACGGCTGAAGGAAAAGCAAGCCGCCGCGCAAAACAATCAAATCGTAAAGAAATGAAGATCCCGGAATTTTCAACGGTCAAAGAAAAGATCGACTTCCTGGTTAAAAATCAGGACAAGATCATAGCTGCGAAGAAGGCGCAAATGAAGTGCGCCGATGCGGTTTCCTTTGGATGCCTGGCCATATCGAAGGCCGGGGACGAGGTTGATAAAGCAAACAAGCCGGTAACGGATGACATCGATCAGGTCAAGGTTAAGGCGGTCATCAATACAACGAACCTTATGGACTCGCATGATGACGTACATTTGCCGGGGTTGTGGACGAAATCACTCAGGGAAAATAAGGACATCTTCCATGATCAGGAACACCGGCACGGCTTCGATTCGACCATTGCCGATTACGAAGACCTGAAGGCATACACTCAGGTTATGACCTGGAAGGAATTGGGGTTCAAATGGGAAGGCGAAACCGAGGCGTTGATCTTTGATTCAACCGTCAAACAGGAACGTAACGCGTTTATGTTTGGTCAGTATAAGGCCGCCAGGGTGCGCAATCATTCTGTCGGAATGCAGTATGTAAAGATATTTTTAGCTGTAAACGACAAAGAATATCCTACTGAAAAGAAGGTCTGGGATAAGTACATCGACCAGGTTGTAAATAAAGATGAGGCAGAAAAGCAGGGTTATTTCTTTGCCGTAACGGAAGCAAAAGTTATTGAAGGTTCGGCGGTAAAAAGGGGTTCGAATTGGGCCACGCCGACACTTGAAAACAATATGAAGGAGGAGCCGTCCGATGACACTCCAAAGGAGCCGGTAAAAACCACTCTTAATTCAGACGAGATTATCAAAAGAATTTATGAACATTTTAAAAATTAAACAAAATGGAAGAGAAAGAACTGAATACCTTGCTCGAACAGGTAGATCAGAAGGCCCAGACGGCTGCAAAGGCCGCCGCCGATGAGGCGGTAAAGGGACTTTTGAAGGCCGATGAGTTGCAGGCAAAGCTCGAAGAACTCCAGATTGACGGCAAGTCGATTAAGGAGATTGTCGAGGCGGTCATAAAACAGGGTGAAAAGATAAACGAAATCGAAACCCGCAAAGTTGACCGTAAAGAAACCGTTAAAGAGATCATGGCAAAGGAGTTTCCGAAAATCTCAAAGTCAATCAATGAGAACGGTGGAAGCTATAAATTCCGTATGCCGTCCGGGTATATCGGAAAGACTACCGTTGCCCTGACATCCATCACGAGCGACCCCGTAGGGATGATTGTTCCCGGCGTTGCTGAAATTCAGAGCCAGGCAAACCGTATCGCACCCTCGTTAAACCGGTTCCAATTAACACCTGATGACCATGGAGTCATCTACTGGACTGACATGACCACGCGCACCAACAACGCCGCCGCACGTTCGGACGGGTCTGCTGCTGCTGAACAGGTCTATGCCTGGACAGGTTACTCCGAAACAGTCGATAATATTTCGGCCATGATCCCGGTACACAAAGAGGCATTGAAGCATATCTCATTCATGCAGGGTGAACTTGAAAGGCTGCTGAAGGATGATTGCGCCGTTGCACTGGATGGCTACTGTTATACCGGATCAGGCACCGCGCCGCAGATCGGAGGGCTGTACACCCGTGCAACTGCATTCGATGCGGCTGCTTACATTGCAGCCGGCGGATTTACGCCTAAGTTTGCCAACATCTATGACCTTATCGTAGCTATGGCCGCCCAGATCATGAAGGCAACCAAGTACAACGTTGACCGCGCATGGATCAACCCGTACGATGCACTGAAAATGAAGCTGAACAAAGACGCCAACGGGGTTTACACGATGCCTCCGTTCGTGGTGCCTGGACCTAACGGCCCGGTTACTGTATCGAACATGACTATCATTGAGGCCAACTCAGTAACGGCCGGTACGCTGGTAGTCGGTGATTCGAGCAAGGCCACGTTATACGATAACGGGGTTGAGATCGAAGTAGGTTACAACCTTACCGGCGACTTCTCAAAGAGAATCCTGACCATCCTGGCCAACATGGAATGCTCACTGCTTATCCGCAATGCGGAGGTAGATGCGTTCCTGAAATCAGAGAACATAGACAGCGATGTTGCGGCAATCACTTACAGCGGTTCATAAGGAGGAAAGACAATGAAAAAGATATTCTTATTTCTCGGATTTGTTCTTTTTGCTATCGGATTGATGGCGCAGGAAAGAACCGTAAATGTGACCGTACCTTCAGGTAATACTTATTACAAGTATTCCGGCACGGCCGCTGACACCCTTAAAGCAACAACCCAGGATACTATTGACGTGGTATTTTGGTTTCGGGTTGACGAATATATCGAAAAGGTAGCGGTTAAGGCCCGCTTCGATGTTATCTCAGGTGCCGATACGACAGTCGCATTGACTGTAAGCGGTAAGGAATTTTCAGATCATACCACGTACACCGATGTTATCGCTTCGACTACTTCGAGCGCGGTTACGGCGAATAATACCGTTTTGGTCGTTACCTCTGATCCGTATACTGTTGAGGCGCAATATGTAACCGGTAGGGTAACCGCCGGAGATACGATTAACGTAGCGCACAACCATACGCCGTTTGATATGTCATACCGGTATTACAGATGCCGGTTTATCCTTCAGGGTAATGACTCGGTCGGTACAGGCATAAAGTTGGACGAGGTTGAAATCAAACTCTATACCGATTAAGCCATGAAGTTATTAAAGAAGTTCGGTCTGCATGAAGCAGGGGAAGACATCCAGGTCAATGAAACCCTGGAGAAACACCTCATAAGGGGTGGATTTGTGGAAAAGCCTGAAAAGCCGGTAAAGAAAGCTAAGAAATGAGCCTGATAGATTCGACATATTTCGTCCTTGAAATCAGTTTGCCTGAAGGTACTTATAACACCATCAGCGAACACGTTGACCGTTACGAGCGCGATATACTGATTCAGTTGCTGGGATATGACTTGTATAAGTTAGTCGCGGAATACGATTCGGGGACTTCGCCGCAACGGATAAAGGATATTGTCGAAGGTAAGGAGTACACGGATGGCGATTACACGGTTGACTGGCCTGGATTGGTGAACGCGGAAAAGAATAGCATATTGGCATATTATGTATATATTCAATATGTGAAAAATTATTCTGCGATGTTTACCAACATAGGGGTTACGGCTCCGGCTGCCGAAGGCGGTCAGGTCGTAGGCCCTGCGGGGTTAATTCAACGGGCCGGTTATAAATTGAGGGAACTGGCCGGATATCCTTTACAGGATGCTCTTGTCGGTTCCCTTTATAACTTTCTGGCATACCATGAGAGCGATTATCCTGAATGGGTTTTCAACGAGTACCGACCGCCAAATATGTTTGACGTATGAAGCCGGTTGTTGACATAATCGAAGGGGTTGTAGACCTGATGAGGCCAACGGATAACGTTGTGGTCGCTTCGGGGACTTCACCTTACACGGTGACAGGGCTGAATTATACGTATCATTTATTTGTCGGTCAGCAATTGAAATTCGTTGGTACGCTTCCATCGGTAACGGCATACGTTACAGTAGCTTCGATCGTGAGTAACACTCAAATAACCGTAACGTCTTCAGTCGAGTTGACCTCCGGGAAAGGAAACACCGGTACTCTTGTGCCTGTACTAAATTATCACCATGGTCATTTGATTGAGATCAGAAACACCTTTAAGCTGGCAACTCAAAAGGGGACAGTGAAAAAGTCGATGTTTCCGGCTATTATCTTAGTTCAGGACTTCCCGGAAGCGGTGAAGGAAAGAGATGTACAACGTGAAGCAACTTTGAGGCTGTTTATTTTGACTGATTCACAGCAAAAATACACCGCCGATGAGCGTTACACAAATACGTTCATCCCTATCCTTTACCCGTTGGAAGATAGGTTCTTTGAGGCGTTGGAAAATGCACCTTATATTCATTCGATCGGTGATTACACCAGACATGATCGGCTGTTTTGGGGGCGCACTGAAAACGCTGAAGGAACGGCGACGAACATCTTTAATGACTTTATTGACGCTATCGAAATCGAAAATTTAAAAATCACAACAGCTAATTGTTAAAGTTATGAGCAATTGTAAAAAAGCATATTTTTCAGGCTGGGGCACCTGTAAAAATCTATTGAAAAAGTGTTCAGGTGTAACCCTTCAGACGAAGGGCCAGACTTGGACGGACGCGACCATCATTGCCGCTTCCTCATGGCATACCGCCATTGCGGACGATGACTCCTCGGTACGGTCGGCGTTACCCTTCAACATCCTGAATTTCGAGAATACAACCGATGACATGGAGATTCTGACTTCTTCCCTGGGCCATAAGTTTAAGGGCAGCGATCCGGTACCTTCGGCGGTTGTGTACCTCAAATGTGGCATGGATGACTATCAGTGGTTACTTGACCATGACGGCCAGGAATATGAGATGTTCCCGCACTTTCAGGGTAACTCATTTTGGGCTTCGCGAAAGGCAGACGGTACCCTTAAGGGTTTCCGTTGCTCAATCGCGTTGGTTTCCGGGTTGCCGCCTGAAGACAAACTGATGTCGTTCAGAATGTTCCTGTTTTTCGATGAACCGGAGGAGTTCAAAAACGTGGTCGTTGTATCGCCTGACAATTGGAGGTTCAGCGACTTGATCAATTACGTACCGGTCGGATTGAAATTCAGGGTAACAACTGCATATTCAAGCGGAAACGTAACGGTATTGTGCGAGAAAGTCGGCAGCGGTGATCCGATGACCGGCCTGTCAAATACAGCCGACTGGGAGATAATGAGTTCCAACGCCACGCCTACGGTTGTGGTTACGGCTGTAAGTGAGGTCGGACTTGGGTATTATACCCTGACCATCAAAAAGGATAACGATGGCACCCCGGCGAACCTCACGGCAACCGATTACGTGATCATTCAGGCCCATGACGTGGATTCAACGCCTACCTACCTGACCTATCTGTCGGGATCGGTTCAAATCTATGGAGGATAAAAGATGAAGTACTCAATCAATTGGGCAGCAGCTCCGAAAGATTGGGCAAAGTTTCGCCGGTGGCATGCTATGGCATGCCCCGGTGATCCTCTGTCGGCTGAGGAGCGGTTTCGCCAGGAAGGGGGCCGCCTTGACAATCCCGGAATTAAGAAAAAGGTCAAATGATTTCGTCGCGAACCTAAACGGGTATATAGCGGAGGCCGTCAACTTTAATGAGGAGTTGGAGGACTTGAACAGGGAGCAATTGAAGGATAACCGCCGGGCTGATGACACGGCCATTTCGCCGGACTATTCGCCGCTTTATGCAGATTGGAAGCGAACTTTTCACCCTCAGAGTTATGGCGATGGACGGGTAAACCTTTTCCTTTCCGGTGATTTTTACAAGAGCCTTGAAATACGGGCGCGCGGGGATGAATATCTGATTACATCGGATATTTCTTACGCTTTGAAGCTGGCCCGGAAATATGGAAACATTACCGGCATTTCGCCCAAAAGTCAGCCCGCAGCGCAAAAGATCGTTGTACCATTATTGAGAGAGAAATTCAGACAAACAGTATTGTCATGAGTGATATAGAGCTGAAACGGCTGGCAATGCAATACAAGAATTATCAGGAGGCAAAAGGAGAACCGTTGACCTTGCAAGAGTTTTCGGAGTTGTTTCAGGAACTGTTAAAGCGTTACTTAAAATGATCCATTCGATTTATACCATGACCATAGGCCGGTACGGTCAACTTGACCGCACCCAGGATGCACGCCTGATGCGCCGGTGGTTTAATCCCTTCCCGGTAAAGTGGTTTAAGGGTCGGATAGATCGGTTTTTCGAGTCTGTAAGGGAATTGTTTACGGAAGACGGCGTAAATAACCAGCTTCAGGACGAGATCGAGCGGACTTACATGATCAATAAGATGCTTCAATTATCCATTCTTTACGATGCACTTTACGCCTGCCTTGTGCTGAAGGCCGGAATTGACATTACGCTTTTATTGTTGAACCGGGAACCTCGTCCGGTTCCGAACCTGGAATATTATAAGCAGCAAGTTATGGAGTTGACCGGCATAGAAATCAATGATTATGCTGATTTGCTGAAATTACGGGCGGAAATGACCCGGATGAGTGATAAGTTTGCCGAACGCTTCCCATCGGAGAAGGAGTTAGAGGATAAGCCCTCATTTTACCGGGCTGCGATCAGGGTCTTCGCGGCGTTGGATATGGGTTACAATGAACGGATGACGTTGGCCGAATTTGCCGAACTGAAAAAGGAGGCTGAAGACAGGTTAAAACGACTGCAAAAAAAACAGGACGATGGCGCAATTGGATGAAATAGTAGGCAAGAGTAACATACAGCAGGTTTTAGACCTGGACAAGGCTCTGATTGCGTTGGATGAAACGTTCAAAAAGGTTTTGACTTCATCCCAGACAACCGCCGGGGTGATCAACACTCAGATCGATTCGTACACCAAATTAAAGACTGTCCAGGATGAAACGGTAAAGCAGTCAAATAGATTATCTGAGGCCGAAAAGGAGGCTCAACGTATAGCGAAGGAACAGGCGGCGACGCTGGCCGCGTTGGACAAGCAAAGGCAGGCGGCGTATAAATCACAGGCAACCGCCGCGCAAAAGGCATACGATGCCGCGCAAAAGCAAGCGGCAAAGGAGAAGGAACAGGCGGCGGCGACGCTGGCCGCGTTGGACAAGCAAAGGCAGGCGGCGTATAAATCACAGGCAACCGCCGCGCAAAAGGCATACGATGCCGCGCAAAAGCAAGCGGCAAAGGAGAAGGAATTAGCGGACGCGATCAATATGGAGGTAAAATCTATTAATGACGCCCGCAAACAAAATGAGGCATTGACAAAGGCCCGCAATGCCTTGAATCAAAAAACAGCCGAAGGGAAAAAGCAGGCTGAAATTTATAATAAAGCCATAGACAAAAACACTCAGTTCATCCGGGAAAATTCAGACGCGGCGACAAAACAGCGTATGAATATCGGCAACTATGGCAGTGCGCTTAAAGGTATAGGGTCTAAGTTGATGGGAGCGGCGGCGGCGTTTGGCCTTGCTATCGGAGCGGCTGAAGCATTTAAGAAGGTGATCAATTCCACGGGCGCAGCGCAGGACTTCTTTGCCCGGCAAACTGAAGGGCTAAAATCAGGAATTGACTTTTTGGGCAAATCTTTAACTACTCTCAATTTTACAAACCTTATCAGTGGTTTCCGGGAGGCATTCCGGGAAGGGAAACGGTATGCCGATACTTTGGACGAAATCGAAGACCGTCAAATAGCTCTGGGTATTGCAACGGCTGATATTGAAAGTCAGATACTTGATCAGAAATTAATTTTAAAAAGCAATGCCAGTAGTATCGAAGCTAAGGAGGCCGCAATAGCTAAGATACTTGAATTGGAGCAACAAAAGTTAGACGAAACTCAAAAATTAAACGATCAGGCTTTAGATAATGCACTGCAAAATGCAGCTAATATGGTATTTGGTGAAGCTAAAGCAAATGAAGAACGTAAGGCATTGATCAAAGATTACGTTGCTGCCAGTGGTGCAGCCCGTGATCAGCAAATTGCAGACGTTAAAAAGGCGCAGGCCCTTCAGGACGGTTTGAATAAACTGATCAAAGTCGAAATAACTGCGCGCGGTCAGACTATTCAGGACACCAGGGCATACAATGCGGCGTTGGCTGCATTGACGCCGGAAGAATTGAAACTGTTAGATATATTGCAAGTATCGAAATTATTGACTGATGAAAAGCGTGATGCTATCGGAAAATTGGCAGAACAGGAGCTTAATAATGTCAATGACCGTAAGAATGCACTGTTAGAATTGGAAAGATATGAGAACCGTTTAAGGAGTGAGTATTTAAAACAGGAGGAAGATTTAGCCGATCAGGTCGGACAGGTTCAGGAAAAAGTTATCGGACAAAAGGCACTGGAAGAAGCAAAAGCGAATGAAGCGATCAAACTTTCTGCAAAAGGCACAAACGCCGAAATAACCGCCGCTCTTCAAAGTTCAGTCAATCAGCAAATCGCTATTAAAGGAGGTTTATTAACTCATTCTGAATCCTATCTTGAACAATTAAAAAAGCAACAGGAGGCCGCACACCAGGAAGAACTTGAAAGGATCGAAGCTGAAAAAGAGGCCAAAATGCAGGCCGCTCAAATGTACCTCAACGCGGCGGCTGACTATGGCGGGCAACTCTTCGAGATCAATCAGATGCTGATTGACAATGAAGTCAGGAAAATGGAAGAGGCGAAGGCCTACGAGCTTCAAATGGCCGGGGACAATGTGGCCAAACGTGAAGCCATAGAAAAGAAATACGACAAAGAAGCCACGAAATTAAAGCAGAAACAGGCTAAGCAAGATAAGGCGCAGGCGTTATTTAACGCAATTATTAAGACGGCGCAGGCCGTCCTTGCTGGCCTTGCTTTTGGGCCGCCTTTGGGTTATGTCTTCGCGGCATTAAATGCAGTTTTGGGCGGTATTCAGATTGGACTTATAGCCTCGCAGCCTATCCCTCAATTTGAAAAAGGGACGGAGAGCGCACCGGACGGGGTTATTTCAGTGGCTGAAAAGGGTCAGGAGTTGATTAAAACGCGGTCGGGTAAGGTATTATTGGCAAAGAAACCGACGCTTTTAGCCGGCATGAAGGGTGCTAAGATTTTCACCAACGAGCAAACCGAAGCCTTGCTTGCTATGCAGAATGTAGGATATGACAGTAAGGAGTTGCGACAAACCCTGGATAAGAACAACCGGGATTTGATCCGGGCGATAGAGAATAAAAGGGAGGTTCACATCACACCGCCGCGCGGGTCAAGGATCACAGCCCGGGAAGGCAACTATTATAAGAACTATCTTGCGACAAAAATAAGGTAATGGCACACCGGCAAACGGCATTGATGGCAGTGAGTGAGCGGACGAACCCGGGCCGGTACAGGTTCTATTTGCATAACTCAACATACGGCCTTTTAGAGATCGGCGCGCCGGATGGATGGAATAGTGCGAAATATCAGATTAAAAGAGATACAAAGTATTGGGGCGTTACCAGGGTTATATCCTTCAATGATTTGATCTTTTTGAAGGCAGCCCGCGACTACATCAAAGACGTTTACGAATCACAGGGGATCAACGCGCTGATCACGTTCACCGTTACCCGCCTGGATGATACGACCGGAGCGTATATCAATTATTTCACCGGGAAGCTGGATCTTACAACCTATAATATCGAGCAGATCGGCGTACATTGTCAGGTGTTGGACACCTCATTTACGGAAAAGGTCAGGAACCGGGAAAACACGAAGGTCAATATAAGGCAGCGTATAAGTATCGAAGGGTTCGAGGTGCCAGCCTTTACCGATGAGTTCCCGCAATTGATTTTACCGGTATATGAGATTAGAAAGTTTGCAATTTGGGAAAGAAATACGCCATATACAACGACAGACCTGAGTCATTACGTTCCCTTGCTTTTGACCACAACCGACCTGAATGAAGCTCAATCGCAGGAAATAGCAGCAACGGAGGTAATGTTTCTTTCGTCTGAAAGTGATCGCCCTTGCACTTTGAAGGGAAACATCACGGGCGAAGTGCGCGTTTCAAGCCCGGTTGCTTTAATAAGAATTACGATCAGGCTTTATGTTAACGGTGCGGTTGAAAATACATGGATGTTAGAAAATGATTTTCCTTCAAGTCAGTTGGATTTTACGGCTGATTTTGATGAGAGTTTTACGGTAAACACGGGAGAAGATATATATATTACCGCTTCTGTTTTGGATAATGGCGTAACTAATACGGTTGAATATACCGATATTACCCTGCAATTGGAGGAAAACTATATCTCTTTGCCGCAAAGAACAATATTTGCATGGCCATATTATGAAGCCCTTTTAAGGGTTTGCCAGTTGATCGGAGATAAGAATGACGCTATTTATAGCGATTATTTCGGACGGACGGATACACCTATTGAAACCTATGCCGGTGATGGGCAATTAGGACACATCACCAGGGGGTTATTTATCCGTGGAACCATTACGATAAATCCAACCGTTGCGATGAGTTTTACAGACCTATTTCAGTCGCTCAATAGTGCATTTTGTTTGGGTGCAGCAATTGAAAACGACCGGGTAAGGATTGAAAACCGGCGGTATTTCTTTTCCGATACGGTTGTGCTGGATTTGTCGAGCCGGATAGTTGACGAGGTGATCAGTAAGGAGGTAGTCCCCGACTTGCATTATTCTTTGATAAAATCAGGTTACAAAAGTTTTGAATACAATGCAATAGGGGGGCTGGCAGAATTTAACACTCAATTGCAGCATACGACCGTAATTTCGGTACTGGATAAGCCGTTGGATATTGTAAATAACTCAAGAGGCGACACGCAGGGGATCGTCAAATTGCGGCAATCCTGGGGGTCAAGCGAAGACCAGGAGGCAGACGAGCATTTATTTTTAATTGACAGCATTCGGGACGGACTGAATTTCAAGGCCCGCACAAATGAAGGATTTGACCACATTGAAGGCGGCGTTGACGCTACTCAGTGGCTGAATGTGTTTCTTTCGCCTGCCAGATGTTTGAGGCGATGGGGTGCAGTTATACGGGCCGGACTGGAAAAGAACCTCGGTACTTATTTGCGTTGGCAAACAGCTGACAAAAATACCACTTTGCGCAGTCAGTTAACGACGGAAACGGCTGAAGTGATAGAAAATGCTGATATATTGGTTAATGACCTCGAATCCCCCTGGTATTGCCCTGAATATTACACTGTCGAGTGTGTGATGTACCCGGACGAACTGGAAACAATCAAAACAAATCCGAAAGGACTGATAAAAATAGCGGCGGATAAATACGGATGGATTTGGGAGTTGAATATGGATGCAGAGGAAAATAAAGTATCTTTGAAATTACTAAGGGCTAATTTAGACGTGGTGACCCCGGCATGATAAGTGTAGCAAGTTCAATAAAATTCAGAAAATCGGACGGCCTTCTGGCTTC